CATACTTGTTCCTTTAAGACTTGATGCAGTTTCTTTAAGAACTTCTTTTATTGCATTTAATGAATCACCCCCTAAACTTTCACCCTTTTTTAATAAACCGTCTTGAATATTTTTAAGATTGTTAATAAAGTCCTCTGATTTAATCCCACCTTTTTGTGCTTCACCAAATAAAGTTTTCATCTCACCTATAGCTTCACTAACACTTTTTCTAACTTCAGGTGTTTTTGGTAATGATTTTTGTGATACATCACCAAATTTAGTGAAAATATTTCTTAAACCTTCAATATTAGTACTAACTTCCTTAGTTGAAACAACTCCAAACTTACCAGCGTCAACCATTGCTTTCATATCTGCAGCCATACTTTGTAAGGCGGTTAGTTGACTTCGTTGAATGTCTTCTACTGTTTTTGGTGCATTTTTTTGTTGTTCAATTAATTCGTCAAATTCTTCTTGGTTAAGATTTTGTAATTCTTTTGTAACACCATCTTTAAGTGTTACTTCATATTTACCACCTTTACCCATTTTTGCAATGTTTGCAAGATATTGTTTATCTTCTTCATTTTCAAATTTAAGACCCGCACCACTAACTTCAGATAACCTTTTATCCAAATCAGCAGCAGCCAATGCAGATTTTGATAAGTTTTCAAAACTTGTTCCAGTTTCTTTGGCAAGTTCTCTTAAAGTTAAAACCCCTTGTGGGTTAATTTTAAATGATTTTGTCTTTTCGTCGTATTCAGTAAATTGTTTTGTTGCTTTAATTAAACTATCTTGTAATCCTGATGGGTCATTAATTGAGGCGTTCATCAATGCAAATGGGTCAGCCAAAGCCCCCATAGAAACTCCCAATCTTTGTATTCCAGCTGCTGTTTCAATCGCACCTTCAGGTGTCAATACTTTTTCAGCAAACTGAAAAGTTTCCTTCATATCAAATCTTAACATTGAAGCTTGTGCAGCCATTTTCGCCAATCCTTGGACACCTCCCTCAAACTGATAACGATTCATTTGTCCCATGTTATCTGAAACATCTTTCATCACTTTGGTTGCGTTTAATCCAACACTTTGAATATATTCAATAGATTCGTTTAAATTTGGACCTATTTGAGATGTTTCATAACCAACATCTTTAAACTTACTAACTAAGGCTCCTGCTGTAGTATCTAAAACTTTTGATGCTGCATATAATTCACTAATAACTTTTTCATTTTCAATAACGTTTCTATTTGATGCCGAAGCAATTTCTATAATAGTATTCGAAACATCATCTAAAGTCCCACCTAATTTTTCAACACCTGCAGCCGCATCCGTAAAGGCGACTTTCATCTCTTCAATTCTTGCCCTGCCTAGTCCAAAACTTTTATTAAGTTTATCCGCATGAGCAACCATTAAACCTAATGCCTCACTTAAGGTCTTAATAGGTGAAAGAGCCTCTTTAATGGTATTATTAATATCGGTAACCGCCTGTTTATCAGCGCTTAGTTTTTTATCTACATCTCCTTCTGCCATATAATTGAATTATAGTATCTATATAAATAGAAGAAGGACTAATTTTTTAGTCCTTCTTATGTTCTTCAATCCATTTATCAAGTAAATATTTTCTAACAAACACTGGCATCTGTTGAAAATCTTGGTATGTCACTTTCATTAAATTATTCAAATAGTAAAATTCATCTATTTGACTTTTCCTATAATCAGAAGAAAGGACGAAAAAAGTCCGCCCCAAACCCAACATTTACTGTTAGTTTTTCTCCTGACGGGGCTATTAACATTCTTGTCATATCCAATCTAGGTTCATTTAGATTCATAAAGTTTCTAATAAATTTAGAATCGGCGATTGGCATTGATTCAATAAATTTTGCAATAACGGCTTTGTCGGTTGAGCCGTCAACCTCAATAATTTCTTTTTGCATTCTCCAAGTAACTTTTGGAACTACCCTACCTTGAGGGTATGTTTCAGATAATCTTGCAATCTCCATAATTTCACCATAATTTAATGGTCTGATTTTAATTGTTGATTGAGATTTAGGTAGGAAAACAGTAAAGGTTCCGTCTTCATTTGGTTGTTGACCATTAATGATAGATAATTGGTCTAACATTACTGTTGTTTGAAATTGTTTTTTAGTTCCAGGGTCGGTTGCTGATATTGACATATCAGGACCAAAAGCAGTATTTCTTAAAAAAATTAAGATAGCTTCAACATCTCCTTCGAGTAAATCTTCAACTCTAACATCAGGTTCATAGATTTTTGCTCGTAATAAATTTAATGTTAAATCTTGACCTCCACCCATTAAAATATTTTCATCTGAAGCAGTTAGATAACCAATCTTAAGTGATTTCTTTTTATTTTTATAAAAAATACCTTGTGATGGTAAAGGTACCACATCGTGTGGTAATGTAAAATTTTGTTGACCGTAGTCGTTTGATTGTGTGTCCATATAAAAAAATTAACCGTAAAGTTTATCGCTTTACGGTTAAATATAATTATACTTGAAAATTTGTAAATAGTATTAGTAAACTAACACACATCTATCCATTCTTAGTGTTGCAGATATTGTTGCTAATCCATCGGTATTGTATGCTAACGAATCAAAGTTAACATCAGTTAAGAATGTTCCATAAAGAATCCATTTCTCAACAACAACTCCTGTTGGGTCCAACATTTCAAGGTCGATGTCTTTTTTGTAACCCGCAGCATAACCCATACGACCTGTTACTGATTCTGCATGTAAACGAACCCACTCCATAAGAGCTTGAGCAGCTGATGGTCCAATAGGGTCACGGAATTTAACTGGAATTGTTTGCCAGTTGAATCTACCTGCAACGTAAGTAGATGTGTTTAAGAACGGTATCTCAACTGGTGCAATTGTAATGTGTGGTCTAGCCGTTGACTCTACAAACCATTCGTTAATACCTAAACTTGATGGAAACCTTAGGATAAAACGATTTTGACGTTTTGGTTCGTAAGGTATCGGCATTTTCATTAATAAATCAGCCATGTTATTTTAATTTTTTTTAGTTTTTTTGTTGTTTATATCTATAAATATAGTCTTGTTAAAAAATTTTTCTCTTTACTTTTTTTTCTGTGAGATTATTCTTTATTTATATTCCTTTTTAATGCCTCCAGCAGTAGAATAAGTCTTAACTATATTATCTGGTTTATCTTTAAAATGTTTACTCATTACTTCTACGTTTCTTATATCGTCATCTGAAAATCCTATACTGGGTTCCATTGGAATAAAGTTATTAGAAATTTCATTTTTAATATATGCTTTCTTATTAAGAACACCAGCTATTCCTTTTATATAAGAAACAAAGTTTTCCATTGCTTTAACTTTTAATTCTTCAGGATTGGCAGCACTTCCTTCTCCAAAAGTCACAGGATGATACTTATTTAGTTCTAAATATGATTTAATTAAATCATCATCATCCATATCTTTTTCACCGACAAACGTCCTGTATTTTTTAAGGTTCTTAATTAGTTGGTCTTTATCAATACCATTATACCCACTAATAATATAATTGTAAACTGCTTGTTTTAATGTTTCAGGATTGTGACCTCTTGCGGTAATGATTGAAAAAATTGAACCATTATTAATTGCTTCTCTAAAATCACCAAATGCGGGACCTTCTTTAGCTCTCATCGCATCAATTAAAAAATCTTTATCTCCTGCGGTTCTAAAATTTCTAAAAGGGTCTTCAGCAAAACCAACAATTGTATCACCTTTATATTCAAAAGGGGTTTTATCTAAATCGTGTCTATGTTCGGCAAAATCGTCAGTACTCATACCAACTTCTTCGCCGTCTTCAGTTTTTACAACAATTTTTGTTGGCATATGAACAATATTGTCATCCCAATCAAAAGCGTAATATTTCATGTCTGGAGTCCCTTCTCCTTTAAAACCTTCTTTAATTTGTCTTTTCATACTTTGGCAATTAAAGGGGACACCGAAGTATCCCCGTTAAATTTATTAGATATTTTCAAACGAAGCTCCTGTTGGAGTAATGAAGAACTCAATGTCAATGAATTCTAATGCCTTCGTTGGTTTTAAGTAGATTTTACCTACAAGTCTGTTAGCGTCTAAATCTTCAGGTGTTGAAGATACAGTTACACGGAAATCGTACAAACCTCTATCTCTTCTAATTGAATCTAAGATAGGGTTAACACTATCCAAGAATTGTTGTCTAACTACTTGGTCATTTTGTTCAAACAATAATCTAATTGCAACTGCTGAAATTAATTTACGTGCTTGAAGTAATAATCTTCTTACATTCAATCTGTTAAGTGCAGTGTCCGCAACTTGTAATGTTTTATTACCCCAAATTACTGTTCCAACGTCAGAGAAAGTTGCAATTGGGTTAATTCTACCTTGATACAATGTATCTCTATCTGTTTGTGTAAGTTTTTGTCTCGCTTTGATTGAATTAACAAGACCTCTTGTGTAACCCGCAGATGCGAACCAAGGGAATGAAATGTTATCTGTCAACGCTAAGTTTCTACAAACCTCACCAGTTGGTGGTAAGTAAATTTGTGTATTATTTACTGTATCCCTTGTTAAAATCCAAGGATAGTAAGTTGCTGTATAGTTAGAATCAATTCCTGTATTATCCAAGTTATCAACCGCTTCTTGCGAGTAAATAATGTCTTGAGGATTTGTTGCGTCAGGAGTAAACATGTTGTAGTCAGGAGTTGTAGCTATATAAACCGAGTCAGCTCTTGAGAATTGTACCATGTCAATCGCCTCTTCAACAAGGTTTGAATTGTTAACATAGTCGATACTTGAAGTTGCAAACACGTTAATGTTTGTTGCTTCAGGATTTGAGAACGTTAATATACCAAGTAAATAAGCGTAGTAATCGGTATTTGCAAAATCTTGAGTATTGTTTTCTATAACAATTCTTTTAAAAATACCTTCACCTGTTGCGGTTGGGTATCTTGAAGATGGAGATGCTCCCGCTAAATAACCTGTAGCTCCTAATTGGAATCTATCTTGGTTAGTTCTCCATTCTCTATAAATGTCCCATCCATCAAATCCACCTGCGAAACATACAGTATATTTTCTTGAAAATATGAAGTAATATGGGTTTTCTTGAGTTTCAGGGTCTTCTCTAAATTCCGCAACACCACACTCAAACGCAGTTTCACCACTTGACATTGACGAGATTCCAATTGTAACTACAGTTGCTCCTGAGTCCATATGGAAACCTTTACTGATGACATTCCAACGTTGACCCTCAACTAAAGGATTTGAAATCCAATTTGAAGGATTTTGTTTACCTTTATATGTTAAGAAAGACTCATCAATACCAAATTGACTTGAAAATCCTAAATAACTTCTTCTAACAATATCACCC